GTGAATAAGCCGAAGAAGACTCCGAGCCACAAAACAAAATCTCATGTTGTCATGGCCAAGGAAGGGGATAAGCATAAGCTAATCCGTTTCGGTCAACAGGGGGTGAAAGGTGCGGGCAAGAGCCCATCGACCGCGAAAGACAAGGCACGGAAGAAGTCGTACTACGCAAGGCACAACGCCCAAGGAAAACCCACCAGTAAGCTCAGCGCAAAATACTGGTCAAATAAGGTCAAATGGTAATGAAAGGCAAGACTAGACAGACACAGTTGGCGAAGTCAATCAACAAGATGGGCCGCAAGCTGATGGGAAGCTCATATGACAAAATGGAAGGGGCGGCAAAAAAAATCCGCAATGCAATGCCAGACCCCACGTCTGATTCAGAGCGCAAGAAAACATCTCAGGCCCTGAAAAAGAATAAGGGTGGTAAGGTCCAGAAGATGAGAATGGGCGGCAAGGCCATCGCTGGTACATTGAGCCCACTATACGGGGCGGCCACCGGCGAAGGTGCGTTCGGGGAAATCGGGCAGATGGGCTTGGCTGGGCAACTGGGTAAAGCATATCGCAAAAGCAAGAAGAAAGAAGAAGAGGTCACACAGAACCCCCGCAATGTTCCTGTTGATGAAAGCGGCATGGTGAAAGCGCCACGGGCAATGAAGAAGGGCGGCAAGGTTGAGAAGAAGGAACTCGGGGGAGCGATCAAAAAGTTCGAGGCCGATACAGGTTTGAGGGGGCGAGACCTCGGCAAGATAGCTCTTGGCAAGGCGGCATTAGGAAATCAGAATCTTAGAGACAAGTTCGGGATTTCTCAAGAAGCCGCGTCAAAAATGCTGAGTCAGGCTGGCGTTGATGAAAGCGGCAGGCCGATCAATCAAGGCGGAATGGCACCTGCGGCCCGAGCCATGAAGAAAGGCGGAATGGTCACCAAGGGTATTGATGGCTGTGCAATGAAGGGTAAGACTCGGGCGAAGCGGAGTAAGTGATGGCCATCAGTCGTTCCCAAATGGGAAAGCAGTTGACAGGCGGCACTCAAAAAAAAAGAGGCATCCCCTCAACTGGCTCTGATGAAAGAGACGTTGAAGCGGTCCGGAGTTATCAAACGCGAATGGCGCCTAATCGATCTTTCGTCGCAAAAATGAAAGAAGGCGGGAAGAGTCGTGTCAATGAAGCCGGTAATTATACCAAGCCCTCACTACGAAAGCGCTTATTTAACGAGATCAAAGCTGGCGGAAAAGGTGGAAAGCCGGGTCAGTGGAGTGCAAGAAAAGCACAGATGCTCGCTCAACGATACAAGAAATCAGGCGGCGGATACAAAGACTGATGGCGTTGAAAAAACCGCAGAAGTCACTCAAGTCTTGGACCAAGCAGAAGTGGCGCACCAAATCAGGAAAGCCTTCGACGCAAGGGTCAAAGGCCACTGGGGAGCGCTATCTGCCATCCAAGGCTATCCGTGCGCTCTCGTCCAAAGAATATGCCGCAACTACGCGCAAGAAGAGAGCCGACACGAAAAAGGGCAAACAGTTTTCATCACAGCCTAAGACGGTTGCGAAGAAAGTGAAACCACATAGGAAGAAGTAATGGCCGTTGTCACACCAGATTTGCCAGAGATATTTGAAGAAGCTTACGAAAGAGCTGGTCTTCAAATGCGTACTGGTTATGACCTCAAGACAGCCAGACGTTCACTGAACCTATTGACGCTTGAGTGGCAGAACAGAGGCTTGAACCTGTGGACGATCGAGCCCGGAACAATCGCTCTCTCCTCAGGCACGGCAACGTACACATTACCATCAGATACCATTGACTTGATCGAGATGTCTCTGCGTACTGGATCTGAAACAAATCAAGTTGACTCGAATGTTGAGCGTATCAGTGTCTCGACATATTCACAGCAAACAAACAAGAACACACAGGGTCGCCCAACGCAGGCGTTTGTTCGCCGTCTCGCGACCGAAACAACAGTGACGCTATGGCCCGTCCCAGACTCAACACAGAGCTACACACTGGCGTATTACAGGCTCAGAGGTATCGAGAGTATCTCTAGCGGAGTGACCGGCACAGCGGACGTTCCACCACGGTTCGTGCCATGCTTGGTTGCAGGGATGGCGTACTACATTGCAATGAAGAGACCTGAAGTGTCTGATCGAGTTGCACCCCTGAAGCAGGAGTATGAATTCCAGTTTCAGTTGGCGGCAGGCGAAGACCAAGAGTCCGCCTCATTACGATTCATTCCGTTTAGTACCTTCTATACCTCGGGGGTCTAATGCCACTTTACGCAAAAGGCAGTAAGGCGTTTGGATTCTGTGACAAGACAGGCTTCAGATACCCGTTGCACGAGCTAGTGTATGAATACAAAGATGGAACAAAGACAGGCTTCCGTGTCGGCAAGGATGTGTTTGATCCAGACCAACCGCAGAACTTTCTCGGTCGTGTCAAAATATTCGATCCACAGTCTTTGCTGAATCCAAGACCAGATCGTTTCATTGAAGGTGTTACTGTAAAGTATCCCGTATTAGATCAAGAAACTCTTGAACCCCTTGGTCCTCCGCCCGGATTAATGGCAATAGCAGGGACCGTAACAATCGTAATCAGCTAGGAGATTACTATGGCAGAAAGTAAACCGGGAATGTTCCGGAAGTCAGCACAGGCGGCCAAGGCGGCTAAGTCTGGAAGCTACAAGATCAAGTCAGGAGATACGTTATCTCAGATCGCAAAGTCACGCGGGACGACCGTGAAAAAGTTGATGGAGATGAATCCATCCATCAAGAATGCAAACCAAATTCGGGCGGGAGCAAGCATCAAGCTTCCACCCAAGACCGAAGTATCCAAGATGACGGGCTCAAAGAGCAGTCCTTATCGGGGGATGAGCTCGAAAGAGATCACCAGTGGTACAATGCGGAAGTCGGGTTCCAAGACTTCGGCGGCTAAGTCAGGCGCTAAGTCTGGCGGCGCGTCTAGTGCAAAACCAAAGGGCAGATTGCTTGATCGTTTTATGCCCGGTAAGGCAGAGTCACGCAAGAAAGCACGGGAAGAAATCCCAGTAGCGGCTAAGGCTGGCGGAGCTATGAAGAAGACTAAGGGCTATGCCAAAGGCGGCGCCATGAAGAAGACTAAAGGCTATGCCGCTGGCGGCAAGATGCCAATGGTTACAAAGAATGGCAAGAATGTCCCAGCATTTGCGGCAGACGGCAAAGGCAAGATGATGGGCGGCGGCATGGCTAAGAAGACCAAGGGCTACGCCAAGGGTGGCGCCATGAAGAAAACTAAAGGATACTCGCGTGGAGGAGTTGCTCGCGGCATGGGCGCGGCGACTAAAGGAGGACGTTTCACGCGAGGTGGCTAATGCCATATTTAGTATCCAATTGTCCCAGCTTCAAATGCTGGGTACGCAAGGAGTTCACTTGCAACCACATGCGCTATCAAGGGGAGTTTATCCACGCGATAGCGTTTGCGGTTAACACCATTCCAGATCGATCACTGAGCTTTCAAGTTGTCTTCACAGGCTGTGAGATCGATGACGAAGATTCTGCAATTGCAGAGAATGTGCATGGCGGCGCAATGTGGGCAAGGATGCCCATCCAAGCATTGGTCGCAGATATCCCGCTAGATGAGTGGCCTGATCGAATGGAAGATCACATTGCTCAGCCTTGGGATTGTATGTCCAGACATCACGAGACAGTGGTGTTCAATCGGGTGAGCTCAAGCCCTTGGCTGGCCAAGGTGAACCATGAGTTTTACGGAGCCCGATACATGTTCACAGTGGACTATACAGATCATGAGATAGCCGATTCACCGGATCAGCACAAACAGTCTCACGTCATGTACCTCACTGAGGGACCTTGGACAGGAAACATCGTTGCCCTCCCGAACAATCGAGTGAGAGCAACAAGCCCAGCACTGTGGAGAACAGGGGAAGGCGCACCTGACTTTACACCAAGTCAGTACACGCATTCTGCAGAGGGTCATCCTAGCTATCTCGACCCCGAAATAACCTTCGATAATCTGTACATGGATAACGAATGAATTACTCAGAACTGAATCAGGCGATACAGGACTACACGGAGAACGACGAGACAACT